CTCTTTTCTTTGCATATAAAAATAACTAAGGATATTACAATTTGTTTGTAATATTTTGTAATACATCAAGACCTTCATCAGTCTTAAAATACACTGCTAAAGCAGAATAAACGTTTTCACCATAAGGAACAACAATAATTTTTTCTTTCTTGTTATCTCCCCATACTACAGTTCTATTGTCTGATTTAATATGTAAAACATTCATTTCAACTGCTCTTACAGCTATATTTCTAAGCTTTAAGTTTTCATCATTTAAAAGATCCATAAATTCAGATGAGTTATTTCTAGCCCATATAATCATGTCTCTTCTAAGTTCAGAAGAAGTCATTCTTGATATTAAGTTTTTATTTTTTAAAACAACTCTAGCTATTGCTTCTAGGTCATTTATATCCATATCTTTTGCCGCAACTTGTGCATCTAATGATGAAACCATGTCTTGCACATCTTCTTGTGCGTCTTTTTCTGGGTCAAACTCATAATACCTTTTATTAAAATCAGGGTGAATTAATAAAAACTTTTGAAGATTAAGGTTATAATCTGGTACAATTAATTTACCGTCTTTAAATGTAATAGGTTCAATAGTAGCTATTCCGTCTTGTTCATCAACAAAAGGAGATATTTGGTTCGTAGCCCATCTCAAAGCTCTATTAAGCTGTCCGTCAAAATATGTTAGGGGTTTAGAAGACGTATGTTTTACATTAATCATATGTCTTATAGGTGTCTTGTCACCTTTTAAAATAAATATTCTTTGTTTTCTTTCTAGTTTAGGTAGAATTACAGAATATCCTGTGTTTTTTGTTTGTATTGCCATTTTATTAAAATTTAATTAGATTAAAAAAAGGGGAGAAGACAAGCCCCTCCCCATTTGTTATTATTGCATCAACATGAAGTTGTTAACTCCCATTGTACATAAAGCTCTTTCTGATAAGAAATGAACTTCCATATTGTCTTTATCTGATGTAGATGCACCACCAGCAGATCCAGTTACCCAAGACTTGTATTTTCTGTCTTCAGTAGGAGAGACTCTATATCTTACATGTAAGAAAGGTCTTTTTGCATTTTCTCCTAATACTTGATCGTAAATAGTAGTTGTCCCAGCAGGAACTAAAATACCATCAACTCCACCAATATTACCTCTAGTAGTAGCGTCGTTTAAGTATTTCCAGTCAGACTTATAAAAGTCATATCCGATTCTAAATCCTGTAAATCCAAGATTTAAAGCCATATCTTCATCATTATCGAATAAACCATAAGAAGAAGTAGATGCTCCACTATTGTTTTGAGCAGCTAATACTGTGTCGATTTTAAAAGATGTATCTCTGTTTACAAATAATACATTTTCTTGAATTGCTCCTTCTTTATCAAGAACTTTAGCAATGTTTTCAAGATCAGTTCTGTCTCCGATATCTCCACTTGATGTGTTACCATTGTTTTCGATTTCGTAGAAAAGACCTTTTGTACCTTTGTAACCTGCAGTTAAAGCTCCAGATCCAGAAGCAGCTGGTTCACCTTCAACCATTGAAGTCTCTAGGTAATCCTCGAATCTTAATCTAGTTTCATGCTCAGATTTTAAATACCATAAGTATCCGTTTGCTCCGTTTTCAGTGCTTACTTCTACCCACCCAACGTGTGCCATTTCAGATCCGCTTACTTCGTACTTATCTTTAATGATGATTGGATTGTTTTCTTTAGCTTCAAAATCAGCTTCAAGAGATCCGTCCATTCCGTTTGTTCCTTTTTTAAATTCAGAACCATAAACGAAAATTGTTACAGCATCTGCTGCATCAAAAGGTCCGTTTCCGTCAGTACCTGCAACGTGTAATAAATCTTTAGTTGCAAAAGTAGCTACGTCAATAGAATCAGTTGCTACTGCTGTAATTAAAGCTTTAGCTTGAGATCCTGATTTAGAAACAATAATAGTTTGATTAACTCTAAAGCTATGTCCTGTTACAGCAATAGTATCTAAGTCTGTAATAGTACCAGAAGCTTGAATATGTAATCTTCCTTGCTCACTCCATTTAATTAAGTCAGAGCTTGAAGGAATCTCAGCGCCTACCATTCTTAAGAAAGAAGCGATAGATCTGTTTCCATATCTTTCAAATTCTTTTTCATATAAATCTGGAAGATATTGTTGTGCGAATGTGTAATCAGCATTACTAAGGTAGTTAGAGTTTCCTAACGCCTTACCTGGTGCTGGTGTCAATGATGTGCTACCGCCTATTGAGCCGTTAGCAAAATTAATCGATTGTGCCATTTTAAATAATTTTTTTTAATGTTTAACGTTTTTTAATTTTTAATCCAGAACTAAAACTCGCCGTATCTTGCAATACTTTGAATTGAGTTCCGCTTTTTGAAGAATCAACGTTATTTCTTACAGACATTTCTATGTTTTTTCCGTCTTTTACAACTTCATTAACCGCATCCGATTTACCTTGTTCATAAAAGAACTTAGCATACTTTTCAGGGTTCATAGCCATAGAAAGAGCTGTATGATATTTACCAGCATCTTTAAGCAATCCGTTTTCGTCAACGTGTTTGTTTATAAAGTTTGTTAAATCGCTGTTTTTATTTACAATTTCATTAACATCTTTAGGTTTATAAGTAAGCTTACTGTCTCCTAAATTAAATTCAAAACCTTTGAACTCATCATTAAAAAACTTGTTAGTCTTTTCTTGAAAAACCTCACGTTGAGTTTGCGTTGCTTTTTCTTGCTTTGCTGACTCTTCTTTATAATTATTGAAAAACTTGAAAGCTTCTTTATAATTTTCTGGCACATTCTCGTCACTTGACTCAAGTGGAGTTTTGTATTTCTCCTTTAAATTATTAAAATACTCTTTAGCTTTAAATAATTCTTGCTTTTTTGCTAGAGTTTTCTTCTTTATATCATATTCATTGTCACTGTCTTCTGTATAAGCAAACTTTTCGTTAATCAAAAAGTCTACATCAGAATCATCAAGACCAGGATTATTTTCCTTATAGTAATTTCTAAGTAAATTTTCCTCGTTTACATCATCTATGTTTTGCTGTAGCTTAACATAATCATCTAAACCTCTTTTTGTTTCTTTCTTATACTCAAGATAGTTTTCTACTTCTTTTGGAAGCTCTTGCTTTTTTTCATTATTTTTAAGAACGTTATCTAAAGAATCTAAATCAATTTTATACTTATCAGACAAATACTGATTGATTACATCTTCTTTTGATATTTTTTCTTCTGTTTTTTTTTCTTCAGGTTCAGACTCCTGAGTTATTTCTTCTTTAACCTCTTCTTTAGCTTCTGTTTCAGTTTCTTGAACTTCTTTTTGTTCTTGTTCAACAACTTCATCTTTCACTTCTTCTGCAGGTTCTTCCTTTTTTGCAGAAGGTAGATTTATCTTAAAATCTACGTCATTTGAATTATCTTCAATGACTTTTGCTTTGATTTCTTCACTCATAATAAATTAAATTAAATTTTTATACAAAAATACTAAATTTATAGTATGTTTTTTTGATCCATGTTTTGTAGTAAATTAGCCATAGGGTCTTGTGCTTCTTCCTCTTGTTCTTCAAAGTTTGTAGGAGGTAAATCTTGTTTTCTTTGAGCAATCATCTTACTTTGTTGTGTTGCTTGCTTTTCAGTTCTCTTGTCTTTCCTATCTTCTTTAAAAGATTCTTTGTTTTTAAAGTTCTCTGACTCCATTTGCTTTAACTGTAATTCAAACTGATATTTCAACTGAAGCATTTCTTTTTGGATTTCAGCTTCTTGTTTCATTTTTTGTAAATCCAATTGACTTTTTAATTGTTCCAACTGTGACTCTCCTTGAAGCTTCATTTGTGACTCCTGCATTCTCGATTGAGAAGCGGCTTGTGTAGATTGAACATTAGATTGAGTTTGCATTTGCATATTAGCTTGTTGCCTTTTCATATCTTCTTGTTCCTTTCTTTGTTTCTTTATTTTAAGAAGGGTATTAGCTAGTGTTAAATTATTAACCTGTCTAATATCTATAGCATCATCTAAATCTATTTTTTGTGCCTGTATAGATTGTTGTATGTTTTGCTCTAAAAGTTGTTTTTCTTCTTCATCTGGCTCTAACTCTATAAATATTCCAAAATCATGTAAATGTAAAGTTCTTATATCATTTAATATTTTAAAATTATTCTTACCAATCATTTTTGCAAAATCATCAGCAAAATTTGAAAACTGTAAAATATCAGATAATCTATAAGATAAAGCTTGACATAATTTCCTTGTAATAAACAAACCTGATTGAACAATATGTTTTGTAGCAGTATTACTATTTAATGCAGCTAGCTTTTGTATTCCCACTAATGCGTACTGATCTGGTTTACTTCCATCTCTAGCCTCATTGACTCCTGTAACAGCTCTAATCATACTAAGTTGGTAATTATACATATTGATCAAACTAGATATTTTTGCATTAGAACCTGAACTTGTTAATTCTTGAATAGGCACTCTAGCGTTATTAAATTCACCGTCTTCTGTATAACTACGTCCAATTACAGAACCTGTTTGAAAATACATCGATAATGCTTCAGAAGGGTTGTAGGAAGCACCATTACCCAAATCAACACTGTTTAATCCATCTGCATCAATAAAGACACCATCTGGTATCATTTTAGAAACAACTTGTTGTAGTTTTAAATGGACTAATTGTATCTGATCTGCAAAAGGCATCATTCTTTTAACCAAAGAGTCTATTCTTCCTTTTGACATTTTTATTGCAGACGCAATATATGGAGGTATAGTTTTTTGAAAAGACGATTTAGGTCTAACCATGTTTTTCATCATCTCCCACTTTAACAAAGTATTTGTTCCTAAAACCATCACACCCTCATACCAAACATCTATTCTTCTTGCTACTTTTTTAAATCTAGCTTGTTCTGTTTTTGGTGGATTAAAAGAAGCATCCTTCTTTAACGCTTTTTTACCACCATTACTTCCATCTTTAATTTTATATACAATCTCTTTATCGGTTTTATATGAAAAATATAATAAAGAAACGTTTGATTTATCTAATCCACTTTGTGATGTTAAATTTTGTGTACTTCTATAACCATCATATCTTGAAGCTGTTTTAGCTATTTGTTCTAACTCCTCTTGCTCTAAATATGGATTTATCTTTTTTAATTCAGATACATGTACAGATTTTACTTCTCCAAAATAATAACAATCTCTAAAATTTGGATCTTCAGTTTGTGAATAAACAAAATTTACAGGATCTACATATTCTACCTTAACTCCATCATGTATGTCAAAATCGTGTTTAAGTACAGATAATCCCAAAACAACATTATCTTCATCTATTCTTCTTTTAATTTCTTCATAGTCATTAATTTCTAGAATTGTTTTAAGAGCTGTCTCTTGAGCAACCTCTACACCTTGCTTGTATCTTAAGTTCATATAAAGATCAAGCTCTTCGTCAGATTTAGGAATTACAGATTCTTCAAAGTTAAAAGCATTTACACCTGTATTGTCTTTTATAATTTTCAATGGCTCATACGCCATCATGTCTGCTCTTAATTCATTTCTGAAATTATCTCTTTCAATAGTAGAAAACTGATCAACTGCTTCCGCTTTAATATCGTATAATCTATTAGATATACCATTAACTACAATATCTACAAATTTTGGAATTATTGGAACTGGAGTCCAGTCTAAATTCAAATATGAAAGATCTCCATTAATAGATAATTCATTTTTATATTTCTCAACAGGCTGTTCTCCTCTAGCATACAATCTCCTAGTTAAGAACTCTGATCGTATCTCTCCATATAAAGAACTTCCGTAATCTCTTGAAAACCATTCAGACTCTATTGCTCTACCTACACGAAGGCCATATTCTAAACTAGCTTTTTCTTCATCTGGTGCAAATTGATTTGGAAATCCACTTCCAGAATTGAACTTTGGTTTGTTTATCATGTTTATTTTATAATTTCGCTAACAGAACCTTTGTTACTGTATTTTGCAAAGTTAACATTTATTTGATTATGTTTTTGTATGTTTGTCCGTTGCTTACTCTGGTTTGCCATTATAGCAAAGCCTGAACTAACCGTAGCATCAAATCTAGTTCTATTATTGATATCATAATTAGCCCAATCAAGTAAAGTTCTGTTAAAATACAAATTTCC